CTTTACGAGATTCTTGAGCAATGGGGATATGATTATGATGAGGTAGTAGACTATGCCCTTGATAACTTATAAAACTAAATAAAATGAAAAACGAACACACAGACAAAGAAATTGTAGATATATTGTATCACGAGTACCCAAGAATATTTAACGATATTGTAGAGTATTTAGATAACCAAGACTAAATAAAATGAAAAAAATAAACCAACTAAAAGATCAACTAGATAAAAATAATATTCCTCCACTAACCCAAGAGCACAAATATCAACTGCTCTTTGGGTCGGATAAAGAGGTAACCGAAACTTTAAAAAAAATATTAAAGCTATGAATAAAATAAGAGCAACCTATCAGCGAGTAGAAAAAGACTATACTTTGTCAGTAGACTACACTTACTATTGGTGGGATGGGGATTATATGAGCCCTCCTGAGTCAGAACTCGAAGTAACCGATGCTTACATTGATTCAGATTTATTACCTTTAGAATTTTATCTTGACTTTATACATGAAAAGATTGAGGAAGATATACATGAATATGCTCAAGCCAACAGATGAAAGTCATAGAAAATTTTGGTAGAAGAAAAGGATACCACGAACTCCATATTGCCTTTATTATAAAAGCAAAATACAGAAGGAGAGCCGGAGTAAATATGGAGATTTTTGTAGAGGCCACTCTTGATGCAGATGGTGTTCGCAACATTTCGTTAAGAGAAAACGGAACAAATAATATATTATCTTTAGACCTCTTGGATGAGAAAGACAAACTATATGAAATAATATTAAACAAAACATTATGAAAAACTTTCTGCGATTCCTAAAACTCAAGCTAGTAAAAAGAAAAAGAAAAAGAAGCAGAGAGTTTATCTTATGGTCGCAGATGATGAAGAATGAGAGAGAGATAAGAGAACTGATAAAGCAGATGGTAACTCGAAACAAATATGTTTCTGCAAAATCCAGGTATAAGATTACGCTTTCAAAACCTCGCCAAATTGTTTATCTTTATAAACAGAATGAGGAAATTAGAGACCAACTCAGAACAATTAGAGCCAATAGTAGCTCCTAACGATCCAGAATTTCTCTGGCATTCTAACATTGCTTTAAGAGAAAAGATAAAAGAGTTAGAGCAAATAATAAAAGATCTTAAAAATTAATTCTGTTTGTTCATGAAAGAGGGTAGCAGAAATGTTGCCCTTTTTTTTGTATAAAAAAAACATAAATAAAGATTAGGATTTAAATAAATAAATTCATATCTTCGATCAAATTAAATTAAATTAAATCAAATGCCAACACTAACCAACAACCCAAACTTTGACCAATTCTTAGACGATGACTATCAGTCAAGAGGATACGTTGAAGCAAGAAAAGTGGTCGATAACTTAAGGGCCACGACATTCAGAACACTTAACAACAAAGAGCTAGAAGATTTCCGTAAGGAAGTAGCTTCGGCTTTTGATATGACACTTAAATAAAAACATGAAAGAGCATATATTTAATAAGTTTATCGACAACATCCTCAAACATACCGGCTTAAGCCGAGAGGATTTTTTTTCAAAGTCTCAAAATGGAGAGATTGTATTAGCAAGACAAACTTTGTTTTACCTATGCAGTAAGAGAGGTTTGACAACTGCCATGATAAGACAATACATGGAGAACAATGAATGTCATTTAACTCGGCCACCTATAACTTATGGTGTGTCTATTGTAGAGGGATTACTAAAGGAAGATAGTGATCTTCAAAATGTAATAGATAAATTAAGCATCGTTGACTAAAGAGCAGTTAGATATGATATTTCAACAAGCTAAATCAGACGATTCTAGTAAGAAGATCAGCTCCTCTCCTTATGAGTCTTATATGTACAAAGGAATTAAAATATTGAAAGACGAAAAATCTATCCGGATTCAGACCTCTGGTATGTCTTACTATCAAGAGCTTAATGAAGAACAATATCGTTTCTTTGAAAATGGATGGGTAGAAGGAAGTTGTCGTTTATTATTAAAGAAATATCAGAATCAAAAAAAAAATTTAGAACTAAAAATCCGTGACGAGATAAACGGAAACAACTCTATGAAGGTCTTAGCAGGACACAGGATCCGTAGAGAAACCATTAATACTAAACATCAAGAAGTGTCCAATAAATTAAATGATATAACCAACAAAAAATGAAAAATTATTATAAAGCACTCGCAGGATTTCAGCAAGAATGTCCTGTGTTATTAAAAGAGACCGAAGGCTACGGCTATAAGTACGTAGACCTTACTAAAATTATCCACTCTATCAATCCCCTCATGCAAAAGCATGGGCTTGGATTTACACAGAAGCTAGGAACTAATAAAGAAACTGGGCAGTCATGCTTGACAACCACAATATTTCATGTCCCAAGTGGAGAGGCTGACTCTTCTACTGTTGACATTCCCTTAGTAGAAATGAAAGGTCAAAACCTTTATCAAGCTTTTGGATCGGGAACGACATACTTTAGACGTTACCAAATTTCAAGTCAACTCGGTATAATTTCCGACAAGGATGTTGATGCTTATGGAGAGCAAGTTGTTCCCGCTGTAGCTAAACAAGAGTTAGACTTAGGGGTAGCTAAAAAACCAATACCTAAAAAAGAAACGACTCATGTGTCATTGGATATAGGAGATGAGCATTGGGGGGATGTGTTAAACAAAATACTTTCTTTTAAAAAGCTAGGCTATTCTTTAGATAAGATAACCGAAGGTTTAAAAAAGAAATATAAGTACACAGAAAAAGTAAATAAGGAAATCAAAAAAGCATACGATGGCAAAGAAAGTAAATAATTCTCGGCATACTGATGTATATGGAGACCCAGTACAAAGAAATCGAACTTTAAGAGAAGAGTATTTTGAACCGGGAGGATATTTAAGTGGAATTAAATATATAACCGAAAAAACCACTTTGTATTCATTGCATAAACATGGATATATAAAAACTTATTTATTTAACAGGCTTTGCGGGGCTCAAAGATATGGAAAGCTAAAAGCGTTGAATACAATAGGGGAGCTACTGGATGTGCCACTAGCTGAATTATGGGCATTCCCTAATTTTGGAAGCGGATGCCAACAAGATTTAAGAAAATTTTTTGAAGAACACCATGACAAGTTTAAATTAAAAGACCGACACAAAATTGTTAAGAATAAAAAAATTTCTGATGAACAAATAATTAAATTTCTTGAAGAAAGGTTACATGATCAAATATTCATGGCGGAGAAAAATTGCCAAGATAGAATTGATGGTTTAGAAGAAAGGATAAAACAAAAAGACATAGAGTTAGGTAGACTAAAACTTTCAGAAAACGAGGCCTACAAGGCATTAAAATTATTAAAAAAAAGACATGACAAAACAAAAATTAAAACAGAAACAGATCATAGATAAACTACGTATCGATGAGCATTACTATGGAGAGTTTGGAAGGCAATGGCTTTCCAACTCTGACATTCAGAACCTCCAACCTTCTACCTTTAAGCAGTTTGGAAAGGTAGAGCCTGACAATGAGAACTTTATTAAAGGCAGGTATTTTCATCAACTAATCCTAGAACCTGAGAAGGCAAAAAATTTTCCAATTTTTAGTGACACCAAAACAAGAGGGGTAAAGTACGACACATTTATACAAGAGAACAATATTACTGGCGCAGTTCTAGAGCATGAGGCTTTACTGATGGAACAATTACGTGATGAAATTTTAAATGTAAAGGGGTTAGAAGGAGCAAAAAAACAAGTCGCTGATCTTATTACTCACAAGGATGCCGAATATGAGGTTCCAGTAGTGGGAGAAATATTTGGCCATCCGTTTAAGGCGAAAGCAGATATTATATCTCAAGGAATAATTATAGACTTAAAAACTACAACGGCTAAAAACATAGAAGACTTTGTCAGATTTGGTAAGAATAACTATTATTACCACACTCAAGCTTTTATATATCAGACTTTGTTTAATAAGTCAATGACTTTTATAGCTATAGACAAGACTAAAAAAGAGTATGGAAATACAGGAGAGTTCTACCATGAAATTTATGTCTGCCCTGTGAGTGAGGAAACGGTACTCCTGGGAAAACAAGATGTAGAACGAGCCGTCCAAATCTATGAGAACTATCATGGCAAGGACAAGAAAGAAGACATAAGAAACGTAATATATAATTTAAATTTTTAAAAAATGAGTGAAAAGTATGTACACCCTAACGGGAAAGGAAGTTTATTTATTAACTCCTATAAAAAAGAAGGAGATAATCAGCCTTATTATAAAGGCACGGGCACTACTATAGATGGAAATCAGATAGAGATTGCCGGATGGAAAGGCCAAACACAAAATGGAGATGAAAAGATTTCATTACAATTTAGTGAGCCCTATGTAAAGCCCGAAGAAAAATCAACACCCTCAGAAAATAAGGAGGATGATGGTTTAGGCTTCTAAAACACTAGCATCTCGAAGACAGGGGAGGTAAGAGCTTCCCCTTTTTTGGGTGTTGAATGTTGATAATTAGTTGCTATTTTATATATATATATTTATTATATATTATATTTTAGAATTTTTTTTAAGAAAAAAATCAACATTTTTAACACCTTGTAGGAAAAATAAGGGTTAATAATATAAAAACCAACATCAAAATGAGCATCAATCAAGAAAATATCGTCACTATCTTTAAAAATATTAAAGAAACCGACACCCCATTTTACAGAAATGTAGATTCAATTCTCAAAAGAATACAAGAAGGGGCTTCTAAAGATTTGATAATTAAAATCAGATCAATAGACAATAAGAATAAGCGTAATGATTTGAAAAAAGAATTACCCTCTATTTGTTTCAGCGGTAAATTTAATAAAAGAAGTGACGTTGCTCTTCAAGAACATAGTGGATTAATATGTTTAGATTTTGATGGATACACTACTAAAAAAGCATTACGTTCTGATAAAGATAAATTTAAGGATAACAAATATGTCTATAGTGTTTTTGTTTCTCCATCGGGAAAAGGGTTGAAAGTCTTAATAAAAATCCCCAGGGATCCCGATAATCATACAGGTTATTTTTTAGCATTGGAAAAACATTTCAAGTCTGAGTTCTTTGATAAGACCACAAAGAATATCAGCCGTGTATGTTATGAAAGTTTTGATGAAGATATATATGTTAATCCAAAATCAAAAGAGTGGACCGATGTAGAAGAGGTGGAGTATAAAGAAATAATAAGAAGTCAAGGTATAAAGACCATACCTATAACAGACGAAAGTAGGATTACAAATTATCTTGTCTCCTGGTGGACCAAGAATTTTCCTATGGTTGATGGCCAAAGAAATAATAATGCTTTTACATTAGCAATGGCCTTTAATGAGTATGGTATATCTGAAGCAACGGCAACTGTGGTTCTTAATCAATATGCTTCCTCTGATTTTACACCCAATGAAATAAATAAAACTATAAAAAACGCATACTCTCACAAGGACAAATACAACACCAAGTATTACGAAGACGAAGAGAGAATAGATCAAATACAACAACAATTAAGACGAGGAGAGTCAAAAAAAGTAATCCGCCAACAGTTATCTGAGTCGATGTTGGACACGGAAATTATAGACTCAGTGCTTGAAACGGCAGAAGAAAACAACTCAGTAAAGTTTTGGGTTAAAAGTAACAAAGGAGTAATTAAAGCTTTGCCGTTAATATTTAAAAAGTTTTTAGAATCAAATGGTTTCTATAAATATTGTCCAGATAATCAAAATACTTATGTTTTTGTAAAGGTCACTAATAATCTAATAGACAACACTACAGAAAAAGAAATAAAAGATTTTATATTAGGCCATCTTATTGAGCAAGATGATATGAGTGTATATAATTATTTTGCGGATCAAACTCGATTATTTAAAGAAGAGTTTTTAACTCTATTAGACACTATTGATATATATTTTAACGAAGATACTGTAGATACTAGCTATTTGTATTACCAAAACTGTGCAGTAAAGATTACCAAAGATTCTGTAGAAGCTATAGACTATTTAAGTCTTGATGCTTTTGTGTGGAAAAATCACATTATAGACAGGATATATAGCGACTGTGAACTTAAAAACCCTGACTTTCGTCAGTTTGTTTCTAATGTATCTGGTAAAGATCCTGATCGTATAAAGTCAATGGAATCAACAATAGGATATTTGTTGCATGGACATAAGAATGTCTCCTACTGTCCTGCAGTTATATTGAATGATGAAATGATTTCAGACACTGCTAACGGAGGAACAGGTAAAGGAATTTTTTTTCAAGGTATAAGTGCTATTAAAAAAGTAGCTACTATTGATGGCAAGGCTTTTAATTTTGAGAAGTCATTTGCATTTCAGACAGTATCTCCCGACACGCAGATTGTTTTGTTTGATGATGTTAAAGAAAGGTTTCAATTTGTCAGACTCTTTAGTGTCATTACAGAGTCTATGACCATTGAAAAGAAAAATAAAGACGCCATTACGATACCTTTTGAGAAGAGTCCAAAGATTGCTATTACGACAAACGATGTTATAGAGGGCACGGGGAACTCATTTAAAAGGAGAAAGTATGAATTGGAACTTACTGACCATTACATTTTAAAGACTCCCGTTGAGGAACACGGACGTTTCTTTTTTAGCGGTTGGGATGAAGACGAGTATTGTCAGTTTGATAACTATATGATTTCATGTCTTCAATTATATTTAAATAAAGGCCTCATAGAAAGCGAGCAGAAAAATATAAAGCTCAAACAATTCTTTGTGCAGACCGACAAAATCTTTGCAGAGTGGTGTGGTCTTATAGACAATCAAGAAAATACTTTATTAAAAATAAATGAGAAAATTTATACCGATCATTTGTTTGGAGACTTTGTTATGCTCAACCCCGATTTCGGTGCCACTGGCAAACGTAAACTTTCTAGGACCAGGTTTAATAAATGGCTTTTAGCTTATGGTGTATATACTCAAAACATAGAACCGGAAACTAATAGGGATAAACAAGGCAAGTGGATTAGGATTAAACCGAGGGAAGAGGGTGAGGTCCAACAAGAACTTGTGTTTTAAATGGAGTTTAGAGATTACCAAGAGGATATAATAAAAAAGGGTAGTAATGTTATAGCTGAGCATGGTTTTGTTTACTTAGCTATGGAGGTTAGAACGGGAAAGACGCTTACAAGTTTGGGTATAGCGAAAAAAATGGGAGCTCAGCAGGTTCTGTTTATTACCAAAAAGAAAGCCATCAGCTCTATTAAACATGACTATCAACTTCTTCAACCTAACTTTAGTTTAGAGATTATTAACTACGAGAGTTTACACAAGATAGAAGGAAGTTTTGATTTGGTTGTCTTAGATGAAGCGCACTCTATGGGAGCCTTTCCTAAACCAAGCAAGAGAGCTAAGCAGGTTAAGATAATTATCCAAAAGAATAACCCTTTAGTAATTCTATTGTCAGGAACCCCTACTCCTGAGTCTTACAGTCAAATGTACCATCAGGTGTATGCTATACCTAGCAACCCCTTTAAAAGATTTATAAACTTTTACCGGTTTTGTGATCAGTATGTTAATGTTACTCAAAAACCTATCAACGGAATATATATTAAAGATTATTCTAAGGGCCTACCTACTATAATGGATGCCATGAAACCTTATTTTATTTCTTATAGTCAACAAGAAGCAGGTTTTAAAACCGTAACAAGCGAGACCATCATGTATGTTGAGATGAATCCTTTGACCTACACCATAGCAAACAAGTTAAAAAAAGATTTAGTTGTAGAAGGGAATAATGAAGTTATCCTTGCCGACTCTGCAGTTGTGTTGATGCAAAAACTTCATCAAATATATTCTGGGACTGTCATTTTTAAAAGCCAATCTTCAAAAGTTCTTGATTACTCCAAAGCTATATTTATAAAAAAGAAATTCAAGAACCAAAAAATTGGAATATTTTATAAATTTAAAGAGGAGCTCAACGCACTAAAAGAAGTATTCCAACAAAATATTACCACAGAACTTGATGAATTTGTTAACACTGACAAAAACATAGCACTTCAGATAGTAAGTGGTAGAGAAGGTATTAGTTTACGACAAGCCGATTGTCTTGTATATTATAATATAGACTTTAGCGCTACAAGTTATTGGCAGTCGCGTGATCGGATGACAACTAAGGACCGCACAAAAAATGAAGTCTATTGGATTTTTTCTAAAAGAGGTATAGAAGATCAGATATACAAAGCTGTTGTTAACAAGAAAGATTATACTCTTAATCATTTCAAAAAAGATTTATTAAATTTATAAATGACCGAGCAACAAGTACAAGCCAAAAAGATTAAGGAGTTAGAATCAAAAGGCTATTATGTACTAAAGCTTATCAAGACAAATAAAAATGGTATACCAGATTTAGTTGCTCTACACCCAGACAAAGAAGTATTGTTTGTAGAGGTGAAAACTAAAAAAGGTAAGGTTTCAAAGCTCCAAGCGTATAGGTTAAAAGAATTAGAAGAGCATGGATTTCAGACAGAAGTACACAGAGGTTAGTTCAAGTTATAATGAAGGTGTGTTATACACTTTTGATAGCGACTTTGTATTAGAGCTGATGCGTCATGACCTTATGACTTCTGTCCCTATTGTTATGCAAATAGAAAAGTATGTAGACAATAATTATAACTACCCTTTAGATGATGTTTTAGAATTAGCAGGTGTAATAAAACACGAAACCCCTTTTTACTTTGTAGTAACATTATCTCACTATGACGAGATGATTTTTCAAAGCTTACACCCTATAGATTCTGACGAGTATTTAGATTATTACAACAAGAATCAGCTCCTAGTCAAAACTTAGTTAAAAAATATTTATTATTTGTTCTTTTATTTATAAAAAAATATTTATAATTTAGAGTTCATGAAACTTAGAGTGCCTCAAGTCGAGCAAAAAAGAATACAACATATTAATTTTGTAATGGCTGATCTTCACTCTTCACTAAACAATATTTACGAGTTGCTTATGGATAAAGAATATACACCTCTGCGGACGGAAGTAAATTTATTATCTAAAAAACTTAAAAGCGTAAGCGATTCTGTTACTGATGAAGTTTAATACAGACATAGAGTTTATAGCTGCTATAATGATAACTGTTTTAGTTTGTTATATTCTGTATTTATTTATCTTCTAACTTTTCTTCTTCTTCTTCGCTGTGTCAACAATGACCTTTTAGGTTTCTTGGGATGTATTCTTTTAGGTAAGACTCCAGAAGTCGTTTCTTTTTCCCACTGCTCTGCTATTTCAGGTAGGTTCTTATACATGTAGGCTCTTTGAGCTTGGCTTCTAAATGGCATAATTATTTTCTTCTTTTTCTTTCTTCAGCTTTTCTTTTTTTATCTCTTGCATAAAAACTCTTAGGCCCATATTCTTGCTCCCACCTTCTTCGATTAGTTCGTTTTAACCTGGCTTGATCCTTAGCGTTTAAATATTTGGGTGCTTTAGAAACTTTTCTTTTAATCGTTCGCATGTTGTATCTCGCAATACTCCCAGCTTCAGCTGGCAATGCACCTATAGTATACAAAAATAATAGTAATGTACTGTATTGAGCAGCTTTCTTTTCGTCTGTTGACAACTGGTGCGTTTTACTTCCTCCAAAAGCATTTTCTTTTTTATACTCTCCTGTCGCCATTACATTAGCAAAATCATATAATTCAAATATCTTATCTAGAGATATACTAATCAATCCTAAATCCTCAATTAGTTTTTTATTACTTTCAAAAAACTGAAAGGGATCTTCATCATCGTCTATCATTTTTATACCCCCATTTATCGCCCTGATTAATAAATCATCTGCAGGAGGAGCTGGATTAGATACATCTAAAATTACATTTTGTAATCTTCCTTTGAGCCTGTTTTCTAAATCTTTTGCAGCTTGCTCTTCATCATCTTCTCCCATAAGATAGTTTGAAGCCGCAGCGGTAGCTTGGGTAAGCATTAAGCCTAAATAATTAAATATACCGGTCTCAACCACAAGACCACCTAGCGATCTTAAGGCTTTAGCCTTGTCTTCTTTTGCAGCAGTTTTACTAACTAAAGTTCTACCATCAGAATACATTCTTGCTTTTTGATTTAACAAAAAGTTAGAAAAGGGTAATAAAACTTGTCTTGTTATGGTAACCCAAGGATTATTAGAACTAAATAATTTTCCTTGTAAGTCACGATCCGATATGTTTTGTTGTCGGTCAACTTGTTGTTGAGCATAGTCTCCAGCTTTTTTATTTACTTTATGATTTTCCCAATCAAATCCTGGAGCAGTAATATCTATGCCTTGTTTCTTCATGTCTTTTGCATAATAAGCCATCCATGATGCATTAGCAGCTATTTTATCTGGCGTTACTAAGAACTTGTCAATCCACCAATTTTGTACATTTTGAAATCCGCGTCTAAGTTTTTCGGGCTTACTGTTAGCGGCTTCATCTACTTTTCTACTTAAACTTTCCAGGTTAGCTGACGCTGAGATTCCTCTATTAGCTATATCGTAACCACTATTTTTCAACCAAGTTATAACTGTAGGATTAGTAAACAATCTAATCCCATCAATGGTATTTACTCCTCCCGCATTTACCATTGTGTTAAACAGGGGGGTAAGCTGTTTAATAAATTGGCCCATACTCCCTAAAGTTCTCGAAACCCCTAAAGATGTTAGTGTGTTAAAATATTTTAAAATTGTTTTAGTTGCTTGCGGAGTATATTCTAAGCCTCTCTTCTTGGCAATATATTCTTTCATTCGATTGTAAACTATATCTCTATCAGCTTTTTTTGGTATAAGTTTATCAAAATCACCAGACTCAGTAAATCCTTTTACTTGCTGTATAGCTGCAGCAGTATTGACATCAGTCAAAGCTTTTCTTAAGCTATTTATGTTTGCGGTATCAAAACTAAGATTAACATATCTTCTTTCGTCCAAAGATTTAGGGCGTTTGGATTTTTTCAGCACCCCTGTTTCTTTATTGTAGATTCTTCTTCCTGATGTATCAAACATAGGCTCATCTATTTTTTGTTGAGAGGTATCTGGCTCTAGCAAACTAAATACATCGGGGGTATAATTAATATCTTGATCTAGTTTTTTATTATATATATTTAAATTAGTGTTGCTTAAATCTTTATAGTGCTTTTTCCATTCTTCTGTCATCCACTCAACAGCTTCGATATTTTTTTTATCTACTTTCGATTCAACATCGGTAACATTATTAGAATCTTTAAGTATTTTATCAAAGACTTCTTGATAAAAATCTGCCTTCTCATTATCTGTCTTATTATTAGTAGCCTTTAATTTTTCTATAGACTCTAAAATTAAAGCTTTCTTTCTTTCAAACTCTTGTTGTTGCTCCGCTTCTGTCCCTACTAATGTTCTCCTCATAAAAGCAAACATTCCGCGTTCAATCATATTTAGGGAGGTATTGAACGCTTCTCCGTTTGGCTTAGATTTATCAAATTTCTTAACATAATTTTCTTCAATTTGTCGGGTTTGTGTTTCTGCTTTAGCGGCGCCATTTACCACATCTTGAAAGCCTGAAAGAGATAAAATTTTGGCAGCTCGTGACTGTCCCTTAAAAATCATTTCTAGCATTAAGGGAACTGAAGCAATATTTGACGACCAGAAATTTCCAGCAGCATTTAAAGAAATGCCCTTAAGGCCATCTTTTATTGCTTTGACTAAATTAGTTCGCCCTACATAATTACTTACTACGGCTTCCATTCCTCCAGTAGAGGCGTTAGTAGCAAAATTAATTAAAGAGTCTAACGCTTGTAAAGCTTCTTGATCTGTTAGAACATTTAAATCCATGTTCATAAAGGCCCTTACTATTCGTTTTTGATCTGCAGTTATTTCAATTTTTTCTCCAGTATCCAGGTCTCTTTTAAAAGGATCTGTTTTGGTTTTTAATTGTTCATCTACAACAGAAGTATAAACGCTGAAAGCATTTTTTAAAGCATCAAATATTACTTTGCTTTTCTTTTCCGCTTTAGTTTTTTTCGCCTCTTCAGTTGTCTCTTCATTATAAATTATATCACGAACCTCGCTTAATGATAAATCTGCAGGAGGAACTCCTGTTAAAGCCTCAAAAGCATCTGCTTCTAACTGAGCTTGTCTCTTATCTTGCGCCTCAATTTCTTTGGCAGAATATTCTTCCGTCGATTTAATATCAACAGCTGGCGCTACTTTTACCCCTGTCTTTGTTCTTCTAGTAGACCTAAGTCCTTGGAGCAACTCCTCCGCTTTTTGTTGATACTGCGCCAAATCATCTACTGTCAATGGATCAATTCTTAAAAACTCTTTCGCTGCCGTCGAGACATTAGCATCTAGATTTTTATTACTAGCGGCTTTTTTTATTTGTTTTTTAGTTTTGTTTGCTACACTCAAAGCTTCTACATTGTTTGCTTTGTCAAAGGTTTTAGTAATCTTTTGAATAGTTTTCTCTACGGTAACGGGATTTTTATAGTTAAGCTTTTCTACTTCTTTAATTAAAGATTTAGCTCTTCGAGCTGCTACTTTACCTTTAGTTTTAATTTTATTTATAATATCAACGAAGGCTTTTCTTCTGGTTTCTAATGGCGTTTTAGGGTCTCGAATAGATTTAAAAAGTGTTTTGTTTTCATTAACAGTTAAAGGCTTACCTTCTTCAATAACAACCTCTTCCTCAGATTCAGTTTCCGTTTCTGTTGTTTCAACTTCTATAACATCACCCTCACCGTAATCCCAATTTGCTGAGCCATCTTTTGTTGCTAAAAACTCTGCATCTTTTTTAGTTTTAGAATAAACTATTCTACCGGTTTTTTTGTTTCTGACAACCCATTTTCCCGCGCCATCTTCTTCTATTTCTAAACCTTGCGCTCGGTCTCTATTATCAAGAACTTCAAAATCTTTACGAGCTTCAACAGGGTCCGTGGGCAATGTGTAAGTTTCTTCTATAGTTTCGACCTCTTGTTCTGTTTTTGGTTTACCTTTTCTATAAGTACCAAAATCATTTTTAATTTTTCCTGCCTTTTTTCCTTCTATAAATTCTTTTAGTGCCGCTATTTCGCTATTATCAAAACCATAGCGTGGGGTAATTCTATCTAATATTTCTTGAGTAGTTTGCCCTTTTTCTATTCCATCATTTACCGTTTTTTCAACAAACCTATCTCCTACCTCAGCCTCAACTCCAGTTTTGTTTGTAAGTGTTTCTCTGTCCCTAAAAGCTATCGTTTGATCTGAAAACTCTGCAAATTCATTATCTACTTCAATTTCTCCCCTAGCAGTCTGATCTGTGTCTGCTTGTTTTGGGGGAACAACTTTATCTTTTATTTTATTTTGCTCGTTGTCTCTTTCTTTAGCTTGGTTTATTTGCTCATCTACGTCAGCAATTTTTTGGTCAATTTCTTCAGCTAAAGGACCCTCTAAATCTTTTTTCTGATCAATCAAGCGTTGACGCTGGTTCAACAAATCAGAAACTTCTAACATGTTGTCAGAATTAACTATTGTCCCTTTAGTTCTATTCTCTGCAGTCTGCATCGCATAGATTTCATCATACACTTCTTTCCCTTCTTGCTCAGTTATGTTATTATTGTCTACTAATTTTTTAATAGTCCCCTCTAAATCATTTACATTTCTAGCCACATAACGAAGAGCGTCTGATCTTTTGTTTTTAGTTAATAAATTTTTTGATCCTAAAGCGGTTGTAGCTCCGAGAGTTAAAATTATTGTTTCTATTATCTCACTGTCTTTAACTTTACTTGACCTAACTTCTGTATCCACTACCTCATTAACCAAAGCGTTGATTCCTTTTTCCGAAAACAACACAGGTAATTCCTCTATTACAACTTCTTTAAAATTTTCTTTAGCTAAATCTTTGGCTTTTTGTTTTAATTGATCATTAGTAAATTTAGCTCCATCTTTTTTTACTGCATTAATTATAGCCGTTCTAAACCCTTGAAGACTAAATAATATTTTTTTGTTATCCCCCGCCAAAGCCGAGAATACACCATCTAAAGTAGCAATAGCGTTTCCAGCAATAGCTGCTTTATCTAAAGCTTCCTTTTCAGTTAGCCCTGCATTTATTAAATCTTGCTTCATATCCTCTACAGCTTGAGCAGCGGTGCTTGAATAGGAAGCTAATCCCATTCCAACGCTGGGAGAAACCCCAGCCGCTTTTGCAAATCTTTGACCCCCTTTTATTAAAGCAAAAAGATTAGCAAGAGTTTGCACTCCTCCTTGAAGTAAACTTCCTCCACTGAAATTGGTTTCAGAAAACTTAACATTTTTTGCGCGTTCTTTTATTAGCGCAAGCTTATCGTCTGAAATTATACCTATCATACTTACATTAGTAATAGGATCAATAACATCGCCTTCCTCTGTTACTATATACTCGTTGCCCCCCACCGTTACAGGCTTTCCTTCTGTGACACCCGATCTTTTTACGGGCCCTATTTCAATATCTAAAGCCTGACTGCTATCTAACAACATCTCGGTAATACCAGCTAAAACTCCTTTTTTATCTCCTCCAGCAGCTGCAATACCCTGATCTAGCAAAGATGTTACTACGGCCGCTGTATTAAGAGCAAAATCTGCTATTGTTGTGGGTATAGTTTTTGCGGTTTCTCCGAGTTCAGTTAACACTCTTACTGCCCCGCCTTTTTGTCCAGCGTTATATATTTTTTTTCTTCTTTCTAAATCCAAATCATAAGTAAACTCCTTAAACTTAGGAAACAGCTCTCCCATTTTGCCTAATATTTTAGTTTGATCTATTAGAGAGGTTTCTAATTTACCCTTTATATTTAAAAGCTTCAGCTTATCTTTAGGGTCTGTTACTAATTGAAGACGTGAATCAATGGTGGCTATATCCTGTCTGAGATTATTCATTATCTCCATTTTATAAGAAAGAACGCGCTCAGAGTCTTTTTTTTCTTGTTCAAACTGAGCTCCCTCTTCGGTAGGCAAAGCTTCTTTTAAAAACTTATACGAGGCAGATTCTTCTCTTAAAGATTGAGCGGCCCATTTAGCGTAATCTTCAGCATCGATTGCAAGTTTTTCTAGTATTTTTTCATCTATAGAAGGCGGTGTAACTTCAACATCAACTTCTTCAGTACGCATAAGAGGTTTTAAAAGATTAGACTCTAAGTCAGTAACTATATCTTGAGACGCGTTGGTGGTAATATAACTATTATATATTAAATTTATATCTCCTTCTTCATTACCCGTAGTATCTTTGTTTCCAAATTTTCTCTCTCTTAATTCAGCATCTACATTTACGCCTTGAGTTTCTAAAAACTCTCTTTGTTTTTTAATTTCATCAGCGGAAATAGTTTGGGGATCTTCTTCTAAAACTTCGGGAATAACAAATGATTCTTCTGTAGTCTCAGAAACAACCTCTTGAGTTTCGACAGGCGGCTCATTAGTTGGTGTCTGGTTTTGCCCAAACACTAAATCTTTTTCTAAAACCTCTAAATCCCCAGGGCTAAACTCTTCTTCTGGAGTAACACTCTGTTCTTCAGCTATAACCTCCCCTTCAGGAGAGACAGCCTGATTGATAGATTTTTTTTTTAATAATCCTTGCGCTACAAATTCATCAAATCTGTCTCCATATTCTTGACGTAACTCAGATTCAGTTAATTCTAAACCATTCGGAGTAATGTATATTTCTTCCATTGGCGTTATTTTTTATTGTGTTTTGAAACGTCAAATGGAAGTCCTTTGGCAATAGAATTAAATAAGTCTTTTATCGCATTAGTAAATTTTTGTTTTGTTGTTCCATCAAAAGTATATTTATTGTCTAGTAAAAGCGTTCCTTCAAATATACCAGGAGCTTTTATTTCCAGCCCTTTGTTGGTGGGGGTAGACTGTATATTTAAATCCGGAAAATCCTCTTTTAAAATAGAAAACGCCGCTTCGGCACCTTTACTCATTTCTTTAGATCTCTCCAAAGGCGCATTACGGTACGTCAGGTAAGTGCCTACATCTAGTTTTTCTATAATGTCTTTTAACTTTTTGTTTCCCGCAGGAGTATCTCCTAATACCGTAGCGGTTTCAAAATCTATCGTCGATGTAATTTTTTGCTTTGTTTTACCAGCCGCAGATTGACCTTTGTAATTAGGGTTGTCTATAAATTGTGGCTCTACAGGCAACCCTTTGTCATCTAATTTTGTAGGGTCGTACTTAGGATTTTTAATTTTTCGAGTTGTAAAACCTCCTTCTTGTTTGTTAAAATCTTGTAACAATTCCTCATAAGAGCCTTTAACATTTGGAAAGAAAAGCTCCACCATAACTTCCCCTGCTTTGTTAGGATCAGAAATATCATACGGAGTAGTTGACTTTAAGCCGTCTTGATCTATTCGAGTTACAGTTAAAGTGTTCCCATCCTCAGACCTTACAGCGTCTTCTATTTCTGCTAATCCAGGAGATTTACCATATATAGCATTTGCCCCTACAATCATTGCATCAATAGAGGCTTGAGCTGTGGTAGGGTCACCTGATATTGCATTATCAATACTTTTTAAATACCCTATTTCTTTAGTCCTTAATGCCCTAGCGCTTTTATCAGCAGCTGTGTCCCTTGGTGGTTTTTGAGGAGGAAATTCAGTTCGCGCAGTCTCCTTAATATCAAGCTTGGTTCTTATTTGTTTAAGCACACCCATTTCAGCTTCTTTTTTCTGCTCATCGGTTATCTGCGGTTGCTGTTGGCCGTTAACGGTTTCAAATAATATAGCGTCCTCAACCTTTCCAGTATACTCTTTACCTGTTAAAATGTTAGTATACCCTTCACCCTTTGTGTCTTTTGCTATTGGCTCTTTGCCTAGCGTGTCGTATAGCATACTAGCATAATCCATATCCGAAGCAAAGGTTGCCTTAATTTGAGTCATAATAGCTTTACCTTCTTCAGTGATACCCTCTTCTACTAAATTTCCTTTTTCATCTACCGCAAACATTCTTGCAAAAGCATCTTCTTTAGTTTTAATATCTCCAGTCATAATGACATCCACATAAGCTCCCGCTTGGTCAGCTAAATTTGTAGCAACATCATTTGACTGATACCTGTTAACATCTCTAGATATAATATCACCGGCTGCTCCTACATCCATCAATGAATATGCTTTGCCATCTATGGTTGCTACTTGTCCTGGTGTAGTTTTATCACTTCCTACCTTAGCTAAGAAAGCCTCGCCTGTGGTAGGATCCATATAATATCTAGTAGTGTCGGGATTGCTAAAGGTTTCCACTTGCTTTAAAAATAAAGCTCCTAATCCGCTACCTTGTATTTTCCCATTTTCATCAGGCTTCAAAGAGTCCATGTGTCTTTGAAAGTTCTCTTGGTATTTTTTAGAAAGATTAAAAAGTTTTTTTGTGGAAGAGCCCGCAGTGTTAGTTCTGGCGGTATATTCTTTTAAGGTTATACCTCCTGATTTTAAAAGTTTTTGATTAGCCAAAGCAACAGCTGAGGCTTGTTCGGCATAGTTGGCAATAATTTGATTCTGTCCAGCGTCTTGACCTTGAGGTTTGTCTGCTAAAGTTTCTAGATTAGTGAGGACTTCATTGTCTATTTTTTCTTTCTTATCCGCACGCTCTTTAGCGATCCGATTCATATCATCAGTAATCCCTTGAGTAATACCTCTCCAGTCTATCTGATCTTCACCTTCTCTCGATTTATACTTGTAGTACGTTGCCATTATTTATTTTTTAATTACCTCCTTTAAATAAACCTGTGACTCCTTGAAATATGTTTTGGAATACCCCTCCTCCTTTAGATAAAGCGTCACCAGAACCATCAATTCCACCACCTCTTAGCATATCTTGTAAAGCGCCCTGGTTAACTTTGACCCCGCTGTTAGGAAGTATTTTGCCCGCATCAACTTGCCGAGCGGTTCTAGCTGCTTGTCTAGCTCCTTTTGAACCATATAGCTCGGAAGAAGCTGAAAGACCTGTGGCAGCTGCTCCTAGCCCTTGTATCCCCGCGCTGATGTTTGCTGCTTGATTTTTAGCAGCTTCCGCCGCCGCCTCTTGAGCTCCTTCGACTTCAGCTAAATCTAAACGGGCTCTAGACGTAGCTAATCTTGACTCTTCCTGCGCTACTGTTTGCTCTAATTTTTCTAAACTATCTATTTGTCGGTCAGTAATGTTTTGTTCTCCTTGCTGAGTTCCTAACATTACTCTTCCCGCTACTGCTGCTGCACCTCTATCTGATTCTTGACCAGCTTGAAGTATCTGTTGGCCTTGTCGGGCCAATGAATCTCGTTCCCTATCAAATGATTTAAGATTAATATCTAATCCCTTGTAAAAGTTTTTTTCTAATTCACTACGAGCAGCCGCCATAGCTTTATCGGCTTCTTGTTCTGCTTGTCGCTGAAGCTTTCCTTGTTTTGCTGCTTGAGCAAAATTCATTGCTGCTCCACCTACAGCTAATGTGGTTCCTATGATTGCTGTTGCTGCTGCCATATTATAATAATTTTATCATTTCTTGTGAGTAATTATCTGCTGCGGTGTATCCCAAGTTCTCATACGTTTTTATTAAACTTTTATTTTTTAAAAGAGCATAGCTGAATTTTTTGCCGCTATCCTTGCAGATGTTTGTTAATGTTTTAATGAGTAATGTCAAAGCCTCTTTTCGGTGTGGTTTTTTCTTATACTCTTTATTAGATATAATCCAGTCTACCCAAGCTACTTTTGAATTAGTCATATATATAAATCCTGCACATACAGGTATGTTTTTATCTAAAACCATTACGCCACCTTTACCGTTATCGGGTAAAAATGCAGGAACTGGAGCCGTCCATTTCCAATCTCGCCACCAGCCTACAAGAACTTCTTCATAGTCAGTGTCGTTCAATGGTCTTATGTTAAATTCCATTTGTTAACAAAGATACTAATTTTTAAGGATTGCTTTTCATCACCTGAGACTCTACAGCAAAGAGCTCTGTTGGCACTGTTGCTGTATTCTGTAAAACGAATTTCATATAGTGTCCAAGTATACCATGCGACTCAGCTTCTTGATTTTTTATGTAAAGGATAAAAGAGTCTTGAAGGGTAGGAGCAGCGCCTCCAACTACTGTAGCGTCAGTAGTAATTCTATTGATGCTATTAACTAAATCTATTTCTATATCGGTAACCGTGCCAATAAGTGTAGGGCCTGTATAAGGTGGGTTGGCAGAATATAGATTATCTCCAATACTTATAATATTTCCTATGTTTATGGAGGTTGCAAAATTTATAATAGGATTGTTGGTAGTTCCAGTTACTGAAAGACTTTGTGCAATACCATTCATAGATCTCAAAGCATATTCTGTTAAAGCGGCAGGGTCTCCTCCTGCAGTTCTAATATACGCAAACCAATCTCCTTCTTTTTGGACAAACCAGCTGTAGTCAATAAGACCCGTGTTAGGAAGGTCAGTTTCTAATGAAGCCGACCATGCAGTGTCGGACTCTAAGTTTAATGTTTTAAATATTTTATTAGTTAAAGGATCTTCATTAAAAACGCTCGTTATCTCTGATATACCCTGGATGCCATAATAATTATTTCTAACTGTATTGGTGTTGTGTTGGTAAATATTTCCCCCTGAAAATGAATATAAATAATTATTCATACCCACCATATACTCTGGATAATAAGAATAAAAAGAAGGCCATCCGTTAGATGTTTCGCTATAAGTTAAAGTATAGTCTGGCATAATAAAAAATTTAGATATACAAATTTACTAAAAATAACTAACCACTTTATCTCCCCATCCATGCGATTGGCTGTAAGGCCATATCAAATATCTCAAAGGCTTAACCCCTATCACACTTCTAGATATATTCATATAAACCATATTAGACGATTTAAGGGCGTTTATTTCGTCTTTTGTTATTGTATCGTGGTGAACTACTATCCCGTTATTATCTTCCATTACAAGCGCTGCAAATGCAGTATCTTCATATAAGAAGTCATACTTGTTTAATTTTATATGATATTCTTTTGACTCATGGTAGATAGAGTCTCCTTCCATTCCAGGGGGAGGCAGGTTTTGTTTACACCTATGTGTTATAGTCTGATCAGCAAATTTTACCCCAGCATACAACTCATACTCTTCTAATGTTCTCACCTCGCCAAGGCCATATTCTTTAAAAGTGTTTTTATTGCACGGTGAACAAACTTCTCCATTGACACCTAAAAGTTGACGAGTCCGTGCTTTTGAAGCGGCGTCTCTATCAAACCATCTACTATGATCGTCCCAATGCTTTGACCTTCCCTCTCTAGTGTATTCATGCCATACCACAGGTTTGTGGGGTGCAAATAAATCATAGCCATGAGTAAAAGCTCTTACTGAGATAGATATTTCTTCTCCATAAAAATACATAAGAGGATCATGAGGAACCTCCTTACAAAACTGTCCTAATGTAAATGCAAAATGCCCTGAGTAAAATCTTGAAGGAACCGGAGCCGTAGTTTTTCCCATTGCATAAGGATGAAATAAAGCTACACCATCATTCCAAACATTAATTTGCATACCATAAGCTGTGGTGTCTCTAGGCTTAGTGGTATTTAATTCATAAGCTGGACAATAAGAGGTCAGTAATGGCTTTTTAAAACCCTGCTTTTGTAGCTTTGTTAATGTGTTTATACATTCCGTGTCCCACCCAGCTTCAAAACGATGATGAGAGTCTAAATGAAGAGTATAATCTTCACCATTATAATGTCTTTGGATTTCACTTCTCGCCCAACAAGTTCCTTGAGATTCTTGATAAGGAATTTGTATGACGGTAAATCGTCCGTCATCAGCAAACTGATCTAAGCGGTCCCACTCATCTTCCTCTGCATATTGATGAGCAATGCATATTTTTAAATTCTCAGGTTTATGAGCCGTTTCAATTAGATCCTTTATAGTGGGAATAAGTTCGGGGTCGCGATAGCTAGCTATCTGCACAAATATAGATTTCATTAAATTTAATTTTATATACTAAGATACTAAATTAAATTTTAGAACATAGGATTGAAACTCCCTTGCGTACACAAACTGTTGTTACAACCTTGAGAAGTAATTATTTGAATCAAGTCAGCGTTCTTAGCCCCTAAATCTGTGCCTTGTACTGTTCCACACAACACTTGACCAGCGGTAGATCTAAAGTAAATTACTGTTCCGTTTGATAAAGCAGAAGGGGACTCAACTCTATAGTATAGTAAATTACCACATGATAACACAAAATAAACATTGGTAGGCGCATCTTCCGTTATTGTCCCTTCTAGTCTTACTGTAACACTTGAATTTTGGGTTATGCTTGTAGGATTGTAAATAACGTCGGCGCCTGTTATACTAAAGCCTGGATTTACTGATATAGCAGTGTTAAAAGGTGAATTTCCGCCAGATGGTATAGACAAAGGCGAAGCTCCAGTAGTTGAGGAATTTATTCCCGACCCTGTTACTGTGTAACCCACGCCTTCAGTGCTTCCTTTAATTTTATTATCAAATGATGTTATAGTAGCTGTTACATTTTGCGGTGTACTGCTGCATACAGTAGCGTTTCCAAGTGTAACACCATCCCAATATCTAGATATTTTACTAGTCGAAGTAGTAACAGTATAAGTTCCATCAAGCGCAGGTGCCGAGTTTACACATCCATTCGATGAATATAATTTAGTAGCTGCGGAAAAATCACTATTATCAGCAAAAGTAACCCCAAATGTACCAGCGGTACACACAGTAAAGCTATTCACATAATCTACTTGATGAAGAAAACAATTGGCAGGAGGGTTACATTCATTACAATTATCTGTTAGATCAGTTATATCATTGATTGCTGTCTCGATTCCTGAAGTTCCTTTAATTTCATAACAAGTAGTTCCACCGTCTACTTTAACTGCCTGACCCTCTTCGGGAAGTGTCCCATCGGTTTTCACAATTATTTCTGCGCCTCCATCACATGGTACGGCCCTAAAATAATCAAAACCTGTGGGCTCAAAAGGAATGTCAGTAATACAAGTTCCAATTTGTGTTGCACCCCCTGAAAAATTCGCAGTTTCTAATCGTGCACACACTTCTCCTGAAGGGTCTGAGCTATAATCTCTAAAAACACTCTGACCGTCTGAACACCTATTAAATGTACCACTGCCAATAACTCTATAGGTTGCACATGCAGATACATCAGGGCAATCATTTATTATAGTGTTAGTGGTAGGAGTAGTAGACTGGCTAACTAACTTATAACACCCAGCAATTTGTACACCCCCGCTTGTTTGTATTTCTACATTATCATTCACTTTAAAACCTGATTTCATTAGAACATGATACTCAGCAAGAGTTGTATTCTCTCTAGCTAAGAAAGAAGTGTTTGGTGGTACAGCAGCAATACAAGGCGTAGCTCCAGTGGTACAACCTGTGTAAACAGCTCCTCCTGCTAAATATTGTATATCAAAAGTAGTAGCTGATCCTACCCTTTGACTTGTTATTTCATAACACGTATTAGATATTTTAACTGACTGACCCACTACAAAACTAGTTCCATCGGGAGCTTGAATTATTTTAGTAATGTTAGGGTTATTACACTCTTGAGCGTTCCAATATGTATAAAGGGTTGGAACTGTAGGACAAGCACTAGCAGCAGTTAAAGAAATGCCTGTTTCAATTAATGGTATCCCAGGTACGGGAGTAGTTACAGGCTGAGCATTGTTGTATAGATAATAAGCGTTATTATAAATATTAACTACATATAATCTCTGTCCTGAAGTAGGCGTTAATGAACTGTAAATTTTAGTAGGGACGCCCGTATTAGCAGAAATAGGACACAAATCTAATTCATAATACTCAGCAGGCGGCGGTGGTACAACAGCACATTTACCTGTAATAACATTAGTCGTGCTATTTACTGCCTTTTCATTTATAAGCCAACAATTAGAAGAAATATCCGTAGTCACCTCTTCTCCCACGGTGAAATTGTTATCTAGAACAACGTGATCAATTACTGAGGTTACCTTATCTGTTACTTTAAAAGCATTGTTTGGAGTTGGAGTAGGATCCGGTGATGGTTTAGCGCAAGAAGGACAAGGTTCTGCGGGTAGTAATATACCGCCTACTTGTTGGCGAGCAGTTGCTCCACCCATTTGATAATAACCATCGGGAGCAAACGTCGTTAGGGCCGCATCTGTATATACTGCAGTAGCATCTGCAAAATTAAATGTGTCTATGTAGTATATTCCAGCTGTTGCCATTGTGTAAAATTAATTAATTTTTAACATGTAAAGAATGATATTACCCTTCCGTCACTACCTATCTGCACCCATCCTTCCATAAAATCTTGAGTTGCATACTTGCTTCCTGGTGGAGGAGCAACAAATCCATAATATTTATTATTCCCGTTGAAAGGTAAATTAAAATCTCTGTCTGAGAAAAATAAAGTATTATTAGCAAATAAATTTGCAGTAGTAGTAATAGAAGTAAATGCCGGTGCAGCGCAAAATACCGTGTTGTTACACGTTAAATTAGCAGGAGTATCAAACCCTCCATCTTGGTTTGTGTTAAACATCCATACAGGGTTATCCGTTAAATCACTTGGACAATTTGTAGCATCTTTACACGAAGACGCTTGACCCACTATTTCTCCACCATTTCCATTGCCCCAATTAATTTTTTCTATTGTAGCGCATTTTCTTATAGGTATATTTGAGCCGCTTAAATTTATCTCATCATAGTAGACAACATTACCTACGCTAAAGACTCCAAGAGAAGCACTTCCCGACAAGAAAACTCTTGTACCACTACTACCGCATTGTATTGCTGCGTAATATTTTTCTTCACATGCTGCTCCTGCCGTCACTGTTCCATTAGTACCTACTGACCTTACAGGTATATTTGAAGCACAAACCACACTTGAATCTCCCCCTCCTACTGTTTCCTCTAATTGTACTCCATTACATGCCAACCAAGTAAATGTATTGGCTGTACCACCGCAACTCACACCTGCTGTAACAGTACCTGTTCCAGGAGTAGTCGTAGGGACAGTAGTTGAACACACGTCTACAGCATCTCCAGCAGGAACATTTGCTACAAAATCAGCATCTCCATCACAATTAGTAAAATCAATACGAATGGTATCTGCGTTTGCTTTAACATCGTAACTCGTACAAGTAGATGGTGAAGCTAACGTATAGGATATACATCCTATAGGAGTAGGCGTAGGCTCCGGAGTAGGAACCGGCGTTGGTTCTACATTACACCCTACACAGCATACATCATTTAGATCTACTGTTGAATAACATAATTGTACCGCAGTTGAATCCCTGTAATCATATATTAAATATAAATTATCATTAGTAGCCCCGCTTGGCATAGTAAATGTAGCAGAAAATTCTGGCGCATTATTTTGAAGCGGTGTGACATTAGTAGATGCCGCTAATAAAGAAATTATATCGGAAGTTATATTACCATAAACTGTTGCTGATCTTAAAAATCTAAAGTTGTTAGTGTTAGGCTCAAAATCATAGTCATCAAAATTAATTTTATTACTTATGATTGTCACCTTGGCGTCGTCATCTGGGATAACCCCCGCTCCTTGGCTTCCAGTTAAACTTAAATATTGACTTACTAAGGGATTTTCTTTGCCACTTTTAAACTCCATTAATTCACTGTGTAAAGGAGAATTAAATAAACCATCTTGCCATCTATATTCATTATGAATAAATTTACCTTTATCGGCATTACTTCCAATACCTACTTGAATGATAGTTATATCATCGGGCGTAGGGCAATTTACTGTAATCTCAATAGTATCTTCAGTTATACTATTAGACGAAACTTCAACAGTTAAATTTTCTGCATATACAGAGTTTTTAGCTACAGTTAAAATACCATTTATAGACGTGGTTACGCTTGTAGTGGTTCCATTATATAAAGCTGTTATAGTATAAGTATTATTTGAAGTAGAGTCTTCTACGACTATCTCGTTCCCAGAAGATGCCGTTGAATTAGTTTCAGTTATAACATTAACCAATCCAGCACTAGGATTGGGTGTATTGGCTTCAGTAATAACATTGTTATTACCACCACTGGGAATAACATATTCAATCTCTACAGTGCCTACTTCTTGTGTTACATCCACACAATAAGATATTGTTTCGCCTACAGGTATAGCTATGTCTCTAGAACTTCCACATAAATCACAATTCCCAACAAATGGCAAAGTTATACTGTTGGCGGATAAAATATATTCGTTCATATACGGATCGAATCCACCTAACTTTTGAGCATCAAAATTATTATGAAACAAATCCCTAAACCAAGACCTCATACCGAGTTCAGAAATGACTGTTAAAGACTCTTGATTATAAGCGCCTCCTTTCAGTTGAATAACTGCTCCTCTTTGCTCGTCAGTAAAAAATTTATCTGCACCAAACACTGCAAAACTTTCAGGATTTCTACTAATCCCATATTCTTCTATACGAGAGATTTGCTGGCCTAATACTTCTGGAACAGAAGTAAGGTTCCCTGATCCCCCTGCATCAGTAAGCAAATCTTTGCCAGCTAATACGTAAGATATTTTATCTTCTTGCAAAGTAAGTATGTCTGTTTTTCTAGCATGAAGTTTTTGAATAGAACCAAAGGAGTCTTCAAGCGGTTTAAAATTGGCTAATCCTAAATTAAACTCATTAAGTTTATTTACATTACTTTCATCGTTAAACACCCCGCTATAGGTTAAATCAGCGAACCTATGGGCCTCTTTATAATCTTGACCTGATGTTGTTGTCACTCTATTTCCTAAAGCTAAAGCTTCGCCTTTTACAGAGTCTCTTACAGTATAACTTTCTACACCATTACCAAATGAATAACAATTAAAAAATCCAGTGTCTGATACCGCCGAAGTTTTTGTTTGAACATTTTGCCAACCGTAGCTACCTTGATGTTCTCCATTAGCATTGACTTCAAAATTAACATCATTTTCATACCATATATCAGGAGATGCGTCTGAAGGAATTGTTTCAAAAACAACTACCCCTCCTTGATCAGCTCTTTGAACTGTAATTTTCATGTATACACTAGACGCGCGCCCGCCTACATTCCCACCAAAGAGATTAGCAGCAGCTTTACAGCTTGATGTACCAGTCGCTAACAACCATTTAGACCCATCATTAGCGTTAAAAAATTGATACGTATTGGTTCCTAAAGCAACAGGAATAAATGGATTTTGATCAGTGCTGTTTATAGTTTCAGGTGGCTCACTGACATTTAATCCAGTACTAGTTCCATCTATTGGAGTTCCTGCAATATAAGTGTTGGTAGTTTGACTGCCGTCTCCGTTGTCTACTCTACTCATTTGTGTAATTAAATCTCCTATATTATCACCTTCAAACCATGCTTGAAAATTTGCATAATCTGTTGAAGCAATTAAATCTGGAGACTCATAAGTGTTATACCTATATTCACATCTTCCTGCAAATCCACCTCTAGCCCCTTCTCTTCGTTGCTCTATTGTAATGTTAATTTGACTATTAACTGGAATAGTATAATCTATATATTTTGCGGTAGGACTAGCATTTGGATCTAAGTTTGGAACATTTACCAACGCACGCCCCACAGGGAAACCTTTAGTTTTTACCCTGATTGGAAAAGTGGAGGTTACAGGTGTATTTGCTACTGCACTACCACCTACACTAGTTGTTTCAGTTATATTAAATCCACTAGGAACCATCTCCATGTAAGGCCCTGCTGGGAGATTAATGTAATATCCTACAGCAAATGGGTCTTCTGGTGGTTCCTCAGGGTAAGTTGTAGTGTCAAAAGGGTTTCGTATTTTTAAAAAATCAGAAGACTGTACTTGTTTGTCCGTTACCACAGCTTCAACACATTGCTCCACTGCTCCTCCGCTATCTCTTTTGACTATCAGTCTTTGACCCGCTTCAACTTTGGCTGCATTTTCTCCTTCTAATAAAAAGAAATAACTATTGCTTTGAGGGTCCTTAAAAAATATTTCACTATAAATTGTTTCATAAGTTGACTGATCTGGTTTAAGAACAAACTTATAATACTTAGCCCAGTAGGGTGCTCTTTGCGCCCAAGGGATACTTACTTGTATTTGGTTTTGAGATCTAGAGTTAGAGCACGGGATTTGTATAGTGTTATTAGGACTAACTAAAGCTGTAGAAGAGCGCAAAAACTCATCCATATAAACCACTCCTATTTCATACCCTCTATTACTATGTAAACTTTTTGGATTAGATACAGTAGTAAATTGAGCGGTTAGGGAAATATATTTGTAATACTCATACCATCCTCCGCTTGGACTTGCAGGGTCCGTTACATATCGCATTGCCGGTAATTGCAGCTTTATACTTGTAGTAGCTGGTGTATTGTCTACAATTTTTACAGGCTCTCCTGCAGCAGTAATACCACTAGAAAATTTAGTTACTGTTCCTGTAGAAGTGGTTTGAGTAGTAGGAATAAAACAATTTACAAAATCTGTTAAAGTATATCCCGAACATGAAGTAGGGTTTACCGCATCATAAACGGGTTTTATATTAGAGACCGTACCGATAGCTTCTTGAAAATCTGCAGCTGCAACCAAGTCATATATAGACGTATAGTCTTGAGGTAAGACATAAGCAAACTGAACATCTACATTTTCTGTAGTAGTGGTAGGCTGACTGGCTGTTGGGTCATATTTAGAATGTTCAAACGTAAAATATATAACAAAAGAAGTCCCTGCTTTGAGCTGTGTAAAAGTATCCACACTAGAAAAATCTACTTTAGCTATAGAATTAGGAATTGTCTGGACGCTTCCAAAAGTATAAGATCCAGCTTCTAGGCTTGTCGTTAAAGAAAAGTTTTGTATTTGGTTCTCTACTAAATTAGTAATAAATTCTAATTTAACGGGGTTGTTAAATATATCTTTTAAATCATAACCCTCAATATAATTACCATAAACTAACCGATTACCCATTAAAGTTTGACCCAATGCTTTTATAGGGACATTGTCGTAAAGACGAAGCAATTCAGTGGATGGAAGTACCGTAAATATTTTACTGTTGTCAAACGTAAAGCTATACTGGGTATTATCAGCAAAACCTTGAAGGTCTTTAGATAACTTATCCACTATTTTAACAGTACCATCGGTAATTTCTTTATATAAGATTTCGATGTTTTTAACTAACGCGCTTCCAGAATTAAATTGAACATCCACTCCGGTTACTGTATTAACCATCCCTTCATTTAAATTCGTAGCATAACTGTAGTTATAATTGTTTGGATCAAACGCAGGCTCTGACCATTGGGATGTAGCTGAATATTCACCGTTAGCGTATTGATAACGATATGCAAAACAAATAAATCTAGTTTCTAAAAAATCATCTAAATTATTTATTTGTTGTTTTAAAATTAAAACTGGCGCAGTTACTGGGGGTTTTTTAATAACCATAAACTCCTCAGCAGTAGTTTGATCTATGTCAAATAAAGGGTTAGGATAATTTTGAGTAACATTTATATATCTCGGAGGATTTATATTGTCTGTAAAAAATAATAAATCCTCTACTAAATCTACTCCTGTAATCAAATGTTTTGGATTAAAATTCAGGGTAGTATTCCCTCCATATCCATCGTCAATACTAATTATGTGGTAGGTTAAATTTTGTGTCGTGGGATTAAAAGAAACAATCATATCTATTTTTCCTGTATTTCCTACAGAAAAAGCAGGGTCGTGTACAAACCAATAAATTCTATTGTTTTGTCCATCTTCATAAGCCCCGATACACCTTGCTTGATTACTTAAGAGTACAGCTCCAGTAACACTATTTGTTTGCTCATACTGCAAACTTGTCATTTTAGTATTGCCTTTTGAGTTTTCTACTGACCCTATCTCGGAAGCTTCAGTAGAACCAAGCCTAACATTTAATGCGTCTATATACTCTCCATTCGGTACAAGCCTTTCGTCGAGAGACTTGTTCATCCTTCCCGCGATAAAATTTCTTTGTAGGTTTGCCATTTTATTTAATCCACTTATTCTCTCCTCGTAGATTCATTAATAGCCTACCAGGGTGAATATTACTTATTCTTATTTTTGCGTTTCTTAATAAAGAACTTTTATCTTTTCGCGCTCTATTGATTATATATTCCTGTACTCCAAATTTGTTATTTAATATTTCATATTTAATGTAAGCATATAAAAAATCTTCAAATAGTTTATTTACACTAACTAATGAATCATTTCCACCTTCCATGCCATCGGCTATATATTCTAATATACATTGCTCGTTAGCCATTGTAGAATCAAAGTTTATTACCCCAGATTTTTTGTCTATTCTAAACGTAGGATTAAAATTTGCTGTTTCAGTATTTAATCCATATCGTGCTCCAATATTATAATCTTTCCATGCGTCAGGATTTTCCGAGGCTATATCTGATGCATCATTAGAATTATTTTGATTTAAATATATACTTTGTTGTGACCCATCCACTCTTTGCGTATCTAAAGTAGAAGTTGTAGTTTGTATAGTACCATCGGCATTAAAACTTAAAGAACCCGAGGCGCTCTGTAAATAAGACGCCGCAGCATTAACTTGAATATTTTCTGTGAGAGGCCTTAAATAGCCATCTTTATACAAAGAGATACGCACCCAATTTACATAATCTGAAGGAAGAATAAATTTTAAATCATCAAACACTTTCATTTCTAAAGCTTTTATTTCTTTAAATGCATCGTAGTTTAATTCTTGTATTCCTCTTTTTGCATGAAATAATATTTTGTATCGCTCTTCGTTATTAACTAAAGAGTGGTTTCCAGAGTACATCAATAAAAAATTATTAACAACATCTGTTAAGGGAACATACTGGTAAGACCCCCAATTAGCATCTGTAGGCGATACACCTGCGTTTTCGTAATATTGATATTGAGATAAATATGCCATTAGTTTTCTTTTTGTTCTTCCATTTGTTCTTGTTCTGCACCAAACTGTGCCTCTTGAATATCTCTAATAGACATTCCAGCGTATTGCAATATCTTAAACACTAGCGATGTTTCATCATCTCTAGATAATTCAAAGTCTTGATAATCTGCATTACTTTGGTTAAATGCAGGTTCCCCATTAGCTACGTTTAAATACGTCCAATTAGGATCTTTAGGATAGCGAATATATTGCGCTTCAATATCTGTAGCTCCATTAAACTGAGCAGGGAATATTGTAATAAATGCTCCCTGTAATGTATATGCTGGATATGTAAGCGTTGGCGATGTTAAATTAGAACCGTTTAAAAGAGTTATATTGCTATTGGATACCTTTTCCGCTTCTCCTTGATACACGCCTCCACTGGAACAAAGAACTTTATTTATTAAATAATAGTCGTCCCCTGTTGTGCTTTGAGATGGTAAAAAATATTGGTTAAGTAAATTTTGGGTTAAAGTTTTAGTTTCCGAAAATAAATCTATAACCTCTTCGTAACCCTTTCGTATGTCAGCATATCCCGACCCTACCATTCTAGCGTTTTCTTGATTAATTAATTGATTATACTGATAAAAGTAATCATCAAAAATATCAAGTTGTGCTTGCTTTGCGAATAAATTAAAATCTTGCGGTGATATATAGCCGTAGTTATTTTTATTAAGGACGGCTAAAACTGTATTTCGTACAGAATTTATCATTGTTATTCTTTTACACAAAGATAAGTAAAAAAAAAAGAGGTCAATTTTTCATGACCTCTTCTTAGATTGTCGACTAAAACGAGTTTTATGAAATCGTTGTTATCGCTTGACTTAGAGTTACGTCAATGGTTGCGTCAGTATAACCTTGGCCCCAAACACTTACAAGAGCAGCTTCGATAGCCGTTTTGTCTGCGGCAGTCATACTTCCTGAACCTGCTAAAGTTATTTGCTTGTCACGATAGTTCAAAACAATATTGTTTGTAACTAATCCAACGTATAATACATCGCCTCCAAAAACATAATTTCCCATTTTCAAAAATTTATTCATAATTTCTAAGGTTTAAAAGGTGAATGTAAAGGCGTTTACCGTTTGGCTCAATGCCGGTATAACGAATAATACTTGAGTCCATTTCTCTTGTTGAGCACTTTTAATGGCATCGAATACGATGTCTACGTCCGCTTGCACTAAGGCCGAGCCTGACGCAATTTTACTTTGAGAGCCATCATTGTAATCGATAACAATATCATCTGAACTATCTAAATAGCAAGATGCTACATCTTTTACCGAAAACTGCTCTGCTGCACCGCTAACGGTGATACTTGCATACTTGTTCATAATAAAAAAATTTATGTGTTAAAAAAACAAATATACGGAAAATAAAAACACACTTTATTCCATGTTTTTAGCCAATCCCGACAAATGCTTTAATACTTCTACACCATCTTCCGACTCAAAAAACGAAACCACCATGTAAACAGGGTCTTCTCCATAAGGCACATTTAACATTTTCTTCTTATTGGAAGGAGTATTAAACCATACCTCTTTGTTTTGATTTCTTAACTGTAAAATGTTTTTGTCAAAAAAGCCTTGTATAGTTGCATTCATTTTAAGCATTGGATCTTGCAGTAGCATTAGAAAATCTTTAGGCTGATTTTTAGCAAAAACAAGAATATCTCTTCTCAGCTCCGAAGTAGTCATTCGAGTTACGTCTTGCTGAAACAAAACACGGCCCACATTTTCTACTTGATCTACCGTTAGTTGACGCGCTTCTATTAAGGCATCAACTTCTAAGTTTAAATTTTCAACAACATCAGAAGCTTCTTTAGCTTTATCTACCTCCACATATATCCGTCCTTTTCCTGGATGATATTCTAAAAATTTTTGTAACACTTGATTATTTTTTGGAACAGACAAAAATCCATCCTCAAATACAATAGGTTCTAATATAGCATTATCATCTTGCTCATCTTGAAAGGGTGAGTTTTGATTTCTTGCATATCTTAATGCTTTATTAATTCCATTTTTTTCATCAAACCAAAGCAAAGGAAATCTTTTAGTATGTCTCGACGCTAAGGTTAATGATAGGGGCGCTGTGTCGCGCGTTAGTTTGTAGATTTTATCTACATATTTAGTAGTAGTTTTCATTAGATTAAATTTAAATTTTATAAAAAAAGGGGAGCCCGTAAGCTCCCCAGAAAAAACAATTATTAACTATTCTTGAAATATAAAGAAGTTGTTAGCACCTAAAGTACATACAGCTCTTTCTGACAAGAAGTTAACTTGCATGTTATCCACATCACTTGTTCTTGCACCACCAGCAGAACCAGTAATCCAAGTTTTGTAACGTCTGTCTTCTGTTTCAGAAGCTCTATATCTAACATGTAAGAAAGGTCTCTTAGCGTTTTTACCAAGAATTTGGTCATAAACACTAGTTGATCCAGCTGGTACAAGTAGTCCGTTTACACGTCCTGATCCTGCTCCTGTTGGAAGTCCACCTCTCATAGTAGGGTCATTTAAGTATTTCCAGTCAGTTTTGTAGAAGTCGTAACCTCTTCTGAATCCAGAGAATCCTAAATTTAACGCCATTTCTTCGTCATTGTCAAATAGACCGTATGATGTACCACCTGCTCCGTAAGAGTTTTGAGCGGCTAACATATCATCGATATCAAAAGCAAACTGTCTGTCAACGAATATTACGTTTTCTTCAATTGCTCCTTGCTTGTCAAGACGACTAATTACATTGTCAAAGTCTGCTAATGTAGTTGGGTTTCCACCATCCCAGATATTTCCTCTGTTTTGAACAGCATAAAATATACCATCCGAACCAGCTCCTGGATCAGCAGCAGCACCTGAGCTACCTAAGATTGCCGCAGCACCAGAGTTTTGCTCTGCAGGTACAGCTTCAATCATTGCAGTTTCTAAATAATCATCAAATCTAAGTCTTGTTTCATGCTCAGATTTTAAATACCAAAGGTATCCTGTTGCTCCATCTTCAGTAGTAATTTCTACCCAGCCAATTTGAGCCATATCAGATCCAGATACATTGTAAGTATCTTTAATAATAATAGGCTTATTGTCAAAGATGAAGTCGTTAGATTCAAGAGAACCTACCATTCCAGCAGTTCCTTTCTTAAATTCTGATCCGTAAATAAATACAGTAACATCAGCGTTAGTTACTCCTGTTCCTGCAGTTACTAATCCACCAGCCTCATAAAAATCAGCTGTAAATCTACCTCTACCTCCAAGGGTATTATCAACAGCGCTTACAACCGCTTTGTTAGAACCAGATCCGTCATTTTGGACAACCACAATAGTTTGTCCTACTCTAATAACTTGTTCTGCAGCTGTTGGGTCTAGTACGTCATTTACTTGAAAGACAACTTGATCATCTGTTGCAGATCCCGTTGAACCCACTTGAGTGTATTTAGTATGTAATCTACCTTGTTCTGCCCATTTGATAAGGTCAGAGTTGGTAGGCATCTCTGCTCCTACCATACGTAGGAAAGAAGAGATTGTTCTGTTACCATAACGCTCGAATTCTTTTTCGTACGTATCAGGTAAATATTGATTCAACCAATCAAAATCTGCATTGGTTAAATAGTTTTGAGCTGTAGGAGTTCTTTCTGAACTCGGCGTTAGCGCAAATGTTGGAGTCGATTTTACTTGTCCAGCCATAATATATAATTTTTAATTAATTTTTAAATTTAACTTCGTTTTACACTTTTAATTTTCAGTCCTCTACTCGAAGGTTGAGATACTGATTTAACTTGCATTCCTCCTTTAGTCGATATTTCTGGTGTTGTGCGCTCAGTCATATTTATATTTTTAGTCTTACGCATAACATCTTCAGTCGCATTTGATTTGCCCTGATCATAAAAAAACTGAGCAAACTTTTCAGGATTCATTGCTATAGCTAAAGAGCGGTGGTATCCTTCTGCGTCTTTAAGCATTCCACCTTCATCCAAAAATTTATTTACAAAATTCATTGGAGTATCTTGGACTTTCCTTAAATCAGCTGGGCTACCAGGAGAAAATATTACTTCTGAATCATCTACCTTGAATTTAAAACCTTTAAACTCGGTATTAAATAACTCATCGCTTTTTTTCGCAAACCACTGAGACTTGCGGTTACTTTCTTCTTGTTGCGTTTTAGCTTCACTCATATATTGCTTATAAGCTTCATATTCTTGTGAGGGCGGGGCTGAACTTTCTCTTGACTCAAGAGGCTGTTTGTATATTTCCTGCTGTTCTCTAAAGAATTTTTTAGCTTTGGCAATATCTTTTTTCTTTGCTAGTTTGAGTTTTTTTATAGCTGCTGGCTCATCAACCTCTTCATCGTAGTCATATTCTTCCATTAAGGAATCAATGTCTTCAGGGTCTAAACCTTCTTCAGTTATAGTTAAATACTCTCGAAGCAAAGAGTCAGGATTCATGTTAGAAAAATCTTGCTGTAACTTTACATAATCTTCTAAACTTCTTCCTGTTTCTTTTTTATATTTAAAATAAGCAGCTACATCTTCGGGCAGAGGCTCGGCCTCTTCTCTTTCAGCTGTAAGTTCCTCTAAAGAACTAATCTGCTTACCATATCTTTTTTCAATAAATGAAAGAACATCTGTTTCTTGTATTGGCGGAGGCTCACTTTGTTCTGTCTTTGGTGTTTCCGTTTCAGGTTCTTTAACACTTTCGACAGGCTCTGGTTCGCTTACCGGATCTTCTGTTTTTTGTTCAGGCTCAGAAGATACATCTTTAACTACCTGTTTTTGTTCTGGCTTATCATCAAACTCTAGCTTTTGCTGAGCTTCATGTTTATCTAAAAGCTCTTGTTCGATTTGCTGTTTAGATTTTTCAACCACATCGGTGACTTCTCTTACTTTTATGTCCATTTGATTAAATTTGATTTATAAAACAAAATTAATAAAAAAAGAAATACGTTTTTTGCTACCTAGGATCAAACTCCGCAAGGTCAAAACCGTCCATAGAATCTTCATTTGACTCAAAGTTTTTAGGCGGTAAATTGTTTTTTCTTTGGTTAATTAATTCAGATTGTTCTGTGTTTTGTTGACTAATTCTTTTACTTTTAGCCTCTTCTCTAGCCCCTTCTCTAAAAGCTAAAGCGTTTTCAGATACATTTCTAAGTTGCTGATTATAAGCAAATTCCTGTTTCATAAGCTGAGCTTTAAGATTTGCTTCATTATTTTGTTTCTCTATCTCAAAAGCAATTTCAGCTTGCTTTACTTTCATTTCAGCTTGCGCCTCAAGTTCTATTTTTTGTACCGCTACTTGAGCAGCCATCTCTTGAGATTTAAGTTGTTGTTGAGAAATCATAGCTTGTTTTTGCATTTCTCTTTTTTCGTCAGCTTCTTGTTTAGATTTTCTTTTTACTTTTAATAACTGATTAGCTAGTTTTAGATTTTTAATTTCACGAATGTCAATAGCGTCTTCAAGATTAATATCTTGTTTGGATAAAGCCATTTGTATATTCTGCTCAAGCATAGCTTTTTGCTCTTCATCGGGAGACAACTCAATAAACACCCCAAAGTCATAGATGTAAAGCTGAGAAATTTCTCCTAATATGCTGACATTATACTTTCCTATTTTATTTATAAAGTCATCTTTAAAATCTGCAAACTCTAATATATCAGCCACCCTATACGTTAGCGCTTCAGCTAACGTGCGATATATGTAAAGACTTCCGTCTAATATATGGCGGGTAGCTGTGTTTGAGTTGAGTGCCGCTAATTTTTGCACACCCACTAAAGCATCTGGGTTTGGGGTCGAACCGTCTCTAGCTTCATTTAAACCTGTAACTGATCTAATCATATCCAGGTAATGATTATAATTTGCTATGAGCATTTGAGTTTTAGAGGCCCCTGAATTACTTGTTAATTGTTGAATAGGAGTACGCCCTTGATTATATTCTCCCTCTTGCGTGTAACTACGCCCAACGACGCTACCTGTTTGAAAATAAAGCCGAAGTGCATCTTCTGGATTATACGCGGCTCCTGTACCTAAATCAACCTCATTTAAACCATCGGCATCTATATACACACCATCGGGAACTACTCGAGCTATCACTTGTTGTAGTTTAAGATGTGTCATTTGAATTAAATCTGCAAAAGGAATCATTCTTCTTACTAAAGATTCTATTACCCCTTTATACATTCTAGGCGCAACAGCCACATAATTAGGTAAAGCATGTTGAGATGACGACTTAGGACGTACCATATTTTTTGCAAGCTCCCATTTTAAGATTATGTTAGTGCCCATGACCATAACGCCATCATACCATACATCGATAGTCTTTTCTATTTTTTCAAACTTACCTTCTTCCAACATTTCTTCCGGTGGATTGAAAGTATCATCTTTTTCGATCATTCTACTAGACCCTGTATCTGTAATCTTTTTTTTATAAACCATTTTTTTGGTGGTCTTATAATTAAAATACATTAAAGTACAAGTGTCTCTATAAAATATATCATTCTCGTAATACTGAGCAGTGTTAAAGTAATCGTACCAGCTTTGGCTATATTGAGATATTTTTTCTAAATCTTCTCTAGTTAATGTAGGATCTATTTTTATTAACTCACTTATTCCAACCGTTTTTATTTCCCCCCAGTAAAAACAATCTTTAAAATAAGGATCTTCCGTATAACTATATACCACATTTGCAGGGTCTACGTAGGAAACTTTTACTCCTGATCCTGGCAAAAACTCATGCTTTGCCATGCCTACACCTACAACCATCTGGTCATAGTCTATTCGTTTTCTAATATCTTCATAATGATTCTCTGCAAACATAGTATCTATAGCTTCTTCTTCCGCTATTTCTATTGCTGGCTTATAATTTAAATTCATATACAATGAAAGCTCTTCATCGGATGCAGGCAATTCATCAGGGTCCATTATAAATGGATCAAAACCGGTTTCATCTTTTATCGTACTTAATACAGGTTTAGCGGCCATTTGACCTTCTATCATGTCTTGATATTTACTTCTTTTAGATTGAGATAACGCGTCTTGTGCATAAGCTTTTACTTTAAACAGTCTGTCTTGCATTCCGTTTACTACTATATCTACAAACTTAGGAAGGATAGGGACGGGCGTCCAATCTAAATTTAGATAAGACAAATCTCCGTCAACAGCTAATTCGTTTTTATACTTAGCAATTGACTGCTCTCCACGAGCATAAAGTCTTAATCTATTGAAATCTCTCCACTGACTGTAGTATCTACACCCATTAGAGTCTTTTCTAAACCATTCGTATTGTATCGCTTGTCCTATCTGTAATCCGAACTGGTCGGTGGCTTTTTCGGCGTCTGATACAAACTGACTTGGAAAACCTACAGATGAAATATTTATTTTTACGTCCTTCATCTATTTAATTAATTCGCTGTAAATTCCACTATTAGCATATCTTGCAAAGTTAATATTTATTTTGGTTTGTTTTTGTTCAGGTAAATACAGGTTTTTTTGATTAGCCATTACCGCTAAACCCGAACTAATACTAGCGTCAAACTGAGTTCTGTTGTTAATATCAAATCTAGACCATTCTTCTAGTGTCCTCATAAAATACATAGTCCCCATAGCGTTCGGGTCCCTATATGTTCCCTCAAGGTCTAATCCTACATACTTTTCAATATAAGATTCAATAGCTGCGGCATGTGATTGTTTCACATCTTCAGATGTATTAGGTATTCCTCCTAATTCTTTTTCAGCCTTAGATAGTTTATTAAAGTGTCTGTCGGGTCTGTTCATGCTAAATCCTCTATATCCCCTATTTTTAAAATGGTACAAAAGTCTCGGCTTGTTATTCTCCACCAAAATAGGCATACTGTAAAAGACGCACGCCATTAAAACTTCTTCAAAAAATATTTCAGCAGTCTGCGGCCGGGCAACGTACTCTAAAAAAAACTCATTACTAGGAGCTTGCTCCATACTAAATTTAGTTAATCCATGCAATGCACCGTTAGAACCTCTTCCTCCTACCGTTCCTGAAATATCATAGGAGTCACATCCAAAAGCCCCTATGTGTTCATTAACAGGGTAATAAGTTCCGTTTCGGTTTTGTTTTTTATTTGTTAATGATTTATTTGGTGTCCAAGAAACTTTAAACCTTCCTTTAGGATCTGGGCTAAATATCACTTCAGTATCTTTCACTCCGTCTTTCCAATAAAATCTTCCAGTCGTAACGTGCTGACCCATTATTAGTGAGTCATTGTAGTCGATCTGTTGATATATTTTACTTAAATTAAAAAGAGAGGATTTACTTTCATCCCTAAATGCATGAGATACACTTCTAGGAAACTGACGGTAGTATTCATTCAAAGCATCAGGATCTTTTTTTAAGGAGTCAACTTCTGCTTGCCAGTAGTCTATGGCCCCATTTGTTATCATTTCACCGTCCACCCCCATTACTGGTTTTTCTGGTCTATAAAAAACAGGCATCCCGTACCTATCAATAAATCCTTCCATGTTCCATTCCATAGGAATAAACAAAGAATACATGCCGCTTTTTGTTTGGCCGTTAGAGTTTCTTGTGTTTACGTCTGAATCTTCAAATAATTTTTTGAAGTTAGCCCCTCCTTTGCTTAAGGCATTAGACGTTGATCCCATCATGCATTTCCCAATAATTTTACTTCCGAGTCTTAAACACGTCTTGGTTACTCGCCAATTGTTTAAAATGTTATTGGGCTTTAACCACTTACCGCTTTCATCATGTACTAAAAGCAAAAGCTTTTCCCCGTCATAAGAGTTCTCATCTGTATTTTTCCAATCTATTGTGGTGTCTAGTCCATACAGTTCATCATCAGCTATGTCATACATGTTTTTCTTAGTGATTTTAGATGCAGGGATTCTAAAAGCTAATTCTGTTTTTGGCTTATCCATTCCATCTTGTATCGGTTTGAAAAAAAATGGTAGCCTGTTGGCTATAGGTACAACTTTATCTGTAAACATTTTTTTAGCATCCGATCCAGTTTTAGATAATATACCTACCCTTGCATCTTTAGCTAAAGTTCCAGTGTTTACACACTCAGAAGAACCCATAAAAGAAAATCCAGATCGTCTGATTTTTAAATAATCTAAACCAAAACATCTGTTATCAGCTTTACAAGCCTCCCAATAAATAAAAAAGATTCTATTAGCTTCCCTAAAATCTGGATACCCTACATCTATTGTAGTCCATTGCAAATACATATAATGAGCTCCGGTAATATAAGTTGGTTTTCCATTGTTATAAAAAGTATATCCTAATTCGCGCCTATCAAACTCTCCCTCAATATAATCTACCCATTTATTTTTAAATGCAGCAGGCATTTCATTCCATTGAAATATAGAAGATATTCTAGAGAGCTCTCTGGGTAAAAGTTTTCGCTCCCAATACTGGTTTGATTTTGTCTCCGATCTTTTATAACCGCTGCCTTCTATAGGCGGAAGAGCTATATGTAGCCCGTTTATTTCTACTACCTCGCCTATTTTTCCAGATTTGGAAATAACTACTACATCATACTTTTCATTATAACCATAAAACCAAGTGCGTCCTTTGTTTTTACGCTTTATAATAGCGCTAGGTATATAATTTATAACACTGCTATATATTTTATTTTGATCTTCGTTCTGCAAATCCTTGTTTTGTGTCTGTCTTTTGATTATTAACAGACATGTTTATATTTTCTTGTTCTGCATCTATTTTATTTAATATTTCAAATGCATCAAAAATTGCTAACTTTTTAGTAGCCGCTGCATTCTTTAATCTGTCTGCAGCTAATTCATCCTCTGGATCAGGCTTAATAATATTTTCTTTGGCCACTTTGATAAGTTGCTCTACGGCTTTTCTGCCAGCCTCTATAATTTGTACTTTTAACAATTCTGAGCTCATAACATTAATGTTATTTGATGGTCGTACATCCTATAGAGTTTCTCTTGGTCTACTTCAAACTCATATTCACTTTCTGGTTTAAAGCTCACGTGTTGTCCTTTTTGAACTCCTTGAGAAATTAAATACTTATTAGGATATTTCATTTCTCCCATTAAAGGCTCTTCTTGTCCTCTTTTAAATATAAAAGATTTTTTTGTTTTTAAAGGCTTTATAAAACAATAGCGATCATGACTATACCATTTGCCGTTTTGTTTATACATGTAGAACTGATCATTGTCTATAAAAAACAAATCATCTTTAAAATAACTTTTACCACTTTGTTGCCTACCTCTCATATCATTATAGTATTTGAAAACATTATGGTGAACTAAAAGTATATCAGATATTCTTATATCCCCTTTATAGTTAAGCGGGAGCTCTTTTACTATAGCATATCTGTTGGAATACTTATAATCCTCTTCCGATGAACTAGTAATAAAATCTAGTCCAGCAATGGATTTAGTATTATTATATCTTTTTCCAAACAGAGGTTTAACAATAAAATAAAATGGCGATCTCATTAAAAATTTATATTATATTCAATAGATATAGGGACATGTGAATTAAATTCTTTCCATAACAATATTTCATCTTTTCGCTGAATCCATATTTTAATTGATTGATTTTCAGAAACATATTGAATTAAATGAATGAAGTATTTTCCGTTTAATATTTCTTGTCCTACAATGTAATGCATAGCGCCAGATTTATAATCTGGTCCTACAGAAATCTTTCGGATGTCCATTAGATTAAATTTAATTTAAATATAAAGATACAAATAATTTAACGCCCTTGTCCTCGATAGATTTTGCGATAGTTTTTAGAAGATTTTAGCGCTGAAGTTTTTGTCTTTGAATGAACGCCTGGACGTCTAACTTTAGGTTTAGCTTGAAAAGAACTATAGTTGATTGTTTTCGCCACTACTCATCATGTTAGTTTTATGCTTGCTACCTGCTGAAGATCCAAAGTAGTATCCTATAACTTGAGTAAAAGCTGCTACAACGGCGCCGAATCCCATATCAAATAACCTTTGTGACTCTTCGGGAATTTGCCATAAGCCAATAGCTCCTGCTACCACACCTACAAAGCAAATTGTAATACCCCATCCGACCGTTTTAAAAAGAATATCATTAGACCCTGCCGCTAATGCTGCCATCTCTCTTTGTCTAGCGCTTGCTCTGTCTTGAACCTCAGCCTCGTATGCTTCGAGCACCATTTCTTGTGCTCTTATTTTATCCTCTGCTGGTGCATCTGAATTTTTGATTGAAGATACTACTTGCTCCACCGACATGTCCCCTTGGATAATACTTCCTAAAGTTGGGTTTATTAAACCTACAGAGGCTTTTAAAAGTTTGCCAACTACAGTCTGTCCGAATTTTTTCTTAGGTTTGCTCATATTACTTGATAATTAGTTTTCCCATCCTCTCTTACAGCTTTTAAAGCTCGTCCTCTATTTTCACTCTCTGATATAAAGCTTACATGAACCCAGTCTGGATTAGTTTCATCCCCAAACTCCCAAATAATTTGATCAAAATTTAAATTTTCTCTAATATACTGAAACATCTCAGCATTTGTTTTATGTCCAAACGTATCATCTAGGTCAATAGCTCGACCCTGGCAATGCTGTGATCGGGAACTTCCTCCGATAGCTCGGTTTAAATCTTCACATCTGAAAAAACTATTTATTTTTATAGGTCCACCCACCCATTTTCGTAATGGCTCAAAAAGATTGTCAGCCAAGATACCCATGTTAGAAAGCTCATATGAGCCAGGGGTATTGTCGATGTTTAACCTAGTAGCGGTATTTGACTTAACACCTTCTTTGTACGATACGTGCTCACTTATTCTTTCCATGCATTATATACCATTTGTGCAAGGTATAGCCTATAGCAACAATAGTGGCTAGAATTTTAAGTGCCACATCAATGTCAGTCATTGAAGTAGCTAAAGCTCCTACTGTAAGAGCATAGATTTTTATATCAGTCACATCCATTTTCTTTAGATTCAACATAAATGTAGTTTACTGTTATCTCTCCAGCTGTAGTGTCTTGCACGTAATTCATCTTTTTTTAGATTTTTTACCAGATCGGTTTTTTCCTTGTATAGCACTAGGCACATCTCCGATTTGGTTACCCACCTCTTTAATAGCCTTAGTAACGTCTTTAAGCTCTTCTCCGACACGATCAACACGCTTAGATACATCATCCTTCATCTTAGCAAATTTCTCCTCTAAGATGTCGGGAATCATATTGTTGTTATCGTCTTTGGTAAGACCTTTCTTTGTAAGCCATATTGCGGCTATGTTTATTACGATCAGTAAAACTACTAATCCGATTAATATTAAAATAGTTGTGTTCATAGTTTTTATTTTAAATTTTTAAGCCCAAGCCATATAAATATAACTTGTTCCCGAAGCATCCCACGTCCCTCCATTTGGTGTAAATCCATCTGAATCAAAAGACCATCCTGTTGCAGTTTGCTCATTAGAATTTGTATTTATATATAATTGCTTGTTAGCCCCTCTTTCTGCGTCAATCACTAACCAATCAGTATTACTAGAGCCTGAGTATGATTTAACAATTAAAAGTCGTGGCTGAAATCCTAACCCAGTTACAGGCGTTCCCGTTCCACTCCCTGCAAATGAGCCGAATGATGATACCCCCGTCTTATTTGCCCAAGCATAGCACATATAATCATAACTTGATCCGGTCCAATTATTTTCGATAATTGTAGAACTTACTGTCGAAAAACTACTTGCCCTTGTAAACTGATTATCTTTACCTGAACCTGCACCATCCTCATTCCTTGTAAAACTCATATATTTTCCTGTGCCTATAGTTGAGTGCCACACCTGCCAATCTTCTGTTTGTGTGGGTTTTAAAATAATAAAATCAGGTGTTACGCCTAATGAATGAGGCGTTTGAACGGCTCCCCCTCCTGTTACTTTACTAATACTAAAATTTTTATCACTGTTAATAGTTTGTTTAGTAGGGTAATTTGTGGAGGTGGCAAAATTACTTGTGCTTGCCACTCCATCTAACATTTTAGAACCTGAAGTTGGTGTTACTCCTCCCGAGTTAACTGCTGTAGGAAATCCACCACCTTTAAAATAATAATTCAAATACTTTACTCCAGTATCATTCATGCCGTAATCATTATTGCCATTACCCCAATTGTAACTTTGATTTCCAGCACTTGTATTAGTGGTGTCTTTTAAAGTAGCATAAGCAATCGTGCCTGAGCCTCCAGATGTTTCAGCATTAGTATTATTAAAGTTCATTACCACACCGCCTATTATATTAAATCCTGTACCATTATCAGTGTCGTTTCGTAAAGTATCACACACATTCCAAGACCTCAATGGCCCATCGAGTGCTTTTGTAATTGACAAATCAAAAGAAAAATCAGTAGAAATTGTTTGCGAAGTGGAACTAGGATAAGAAACCGTGGAGTCGCCCGTATATTCTCTTACATTAAAAAAATCAAATGGAATAGTTTCGGTATCTATCTGTCTCCAGACTAATCCATCCCAAAATTCTACATATTTCTCATCCGTATTATATCTCCATTCTCCTGTGCTAGGAGCTGCGGGCCTACCCCCTGTTCCGCTAGTAGGTCCCGTTGGTAACTGAAGCGCGGTATTCAAGTCGCTAAAGTCAAATAATTCCGGTGTTGTTATTTTTGTTAATGCCATAGTTAAAATGTTACTGTTCCTGTTCCTTGTTTAGCTATAAATATTTTTTTAGTTGCATCATCGTTTGCTGTAAATGGGCCTGAAGATGCAGTAAATCCAGAGACAGTTAAAGTTTTTGATCCATCATAACGAAGTATTACAACGCCTCTTCCGCCGCTTCCTCCAACACCTCCAGCTCCAACTTCACCGCCTCCGCCTCCGCCGCCAGTGTTTGCCGTGCCGCTTGTTACAGCAATACTTCCTGAATTTTGTGCTCCGTTACCGCCTCCACCTAATCCTCCTGCATGCGGGCCGCCTGAATTACAGCCGCCTCCGCCGCCACCAGCAAAATATACATTTCCACCATCTACCTCTCCAGTTGAGTAAGTAGCAGCATCACTCGTGTCTATAATAGTAGTTGTTGCTCCTATACCTCCTGGGCCCGGAGAACTACCGGCTCCTCCGGCTCCTCCGCCTCCGCCGCCTGGGAAAGTGCCACCGTCTGTTCCATTACCTCCTGCATTTCCTTGACTAGGAGTGGTGCTTGGTGTATTTCCTGCTGCACCTGCTGCCGTGGAAGTAAGAGCACCTCCACCACCACCAGATCCTCCAGCGCTAGCTGAGTTTCCGCTACGGTCTCCTCCTCTTCCTCCTCCTGTTACTGTTACGTCGGTAATATCTGATCCACTAATAGAAGAGTCGGATCCAGCTAATCCAGCAGAAGGAGAGGTTGACCCTGCCCCTCCTTCACCTATAGTTAAAGTATAAGTAATCCCTGGGTTAAAAACCAAAGTTCCTGTTAAAAGACCACCAGCGCCACCGCCTCCTGCTACGTTGCCACCAGATCCTCCTCCTCCTGCTACAGCTAGATATGTAACGTCGACGGGAGGGTTACTGTTTACATAGTTTTTCCAGTCTGTTCCATTGTAATGTTGCATGCAACTATTAGAGCCTTCAGAGGTTTGACTTGTATCATTGCGCATCATCCCCTCAGCTGGTGATCCCGAGAAAGCCGTATTATCCGAAGGCATTTTTAATCCATTCTCGGAACCTGTTTGGTTTAAGTCCGTTGCTGCTGCTCCTACTTTAGTTAGTGCCATATTATTAACAATTTATCCAATTTAATTCACTTTCTATCCACATATAACACCCTTCTTCTGGTTTTTCCACGGGCGGAACCCATTGGAGTCCATCGTACGTCCAACTAGGAAAAGGTTGAGGAGAGATGGGAGAGGTATAAGGATAATCTACCCACTCTGTTGTATCTTCTTTCCAATACCAACCTTTCCCCTCAGGCATAGGAGTTGGTGGTTCCCAATAACAAGTGTCCTCATTTAGCACCCAACTTGCGTAAGGTTTTTCCGTGTAAAATGCATCTCGTACAGGGTCGTAGATATGTCCTACACCTGCATAATTTTTTCTAAAAGGCGTGTCGCCTAACTTGTGCGTGCCTCCTTGTGTATTGTATGATGTTCTTTTACAAAAAGTAGGATTTCCTCCATAAACTCCTTCCCAATATACTGTGTTATCTACATCAGTAACTCCTCCATCAGCAGATATAAATTCATCAGCCCCAGTCCACGTGTGAGTTACTCTACATAAGGAATTAGCTATTGTAGAATTTAATGTTGTAATTTCAGTAGTTAAAGCCTCTGTTCCTTCAGCTTCCTTAGCATTAAGATTATCTAAAGCTGTTATTTGTTCGGCCTCACTTCCACTAAAAGAATCTTCATAAGCTGTTTTAAGCAACGCATATTCTTCGCTTGCTCTGTTATTAGCCTCTATAACACTTTTTTCTATCTCAGCTTCCCTAAGTCTAATCTTTTCACTTACTGTGAACTCATCATTTGATATTTTTGCGTAATGTGCCATATTAACTAAAAGTTATTGTGGAGCCTCCTGCTGCCGTTGTTATTGAATAAAAATATTCTCCTGCGGGCATATTAGAAGTGTCTCCATTTACACTTTGTCCCGCTGTTGTAGTCGTGCCATTTACAACTACACCGGCAGTAAATGTTGCTGCAGCTTGTGTACATCTTATTATTATTATTCCTGAACCACCGGTTCCGCCTGAATTAGAACTACCAAAATTACCACTTCCACCGCCTCCTGAACCTGAGTTAGCCGTTCCACTTCCACCAGCTCCATTACCGCTTCCGCTACCTCCTCCAGCTTGACCAGCGCCCGGGGTGAGATTGTAAGTTCCTCCGCCGCCACCGCCAGCACGAGGACCTGTAGATACGCCTGTTATAGAGCTAGATAATCCACTTCCTCCGTCAGTTCCATTTCCTCCAGTAGTGTTTACACCAGCGCTTCCAGCTCCGCCTCCTCCTGCGCCTCCCACATTCGCAGCAGTTGAATCACCTCCAGCATTACCTTGACCCGCAGGAGAGGCTGCTCCTCCTGTATTTGCGCCTACTCCTGTTGAACCGCCGCCGCCAGAACCTCCATCTTTTCCTTTATTTATTCCTGTGCCATCACCTGCACCGCCGCCGCCGCCGCCAGTTGCAGTGATTGATGCAAAAACAGAGTTGCCTCCATTTGTTCCTTGACCATTAATGCCCCCAGCTCCACCTGTGCCAACCTCAATATCATAAGCGCCGGAACTTATTAATAAAGCTGTACCACCAAAATTAGTTAAGTATCCTCCAGCTCCTCCACCGCCTGAGCCGTTTCCAGCAGCCACTATTGCAGATCCGCCACCGCCGCCTCCTGCGATTACTAAATAAGAAACAGAAAATCCCGCCCCTGTTTCTTTTAGATTTCTCCACTCTGATGTGCCTGTTTGGTCGGTATATATTTCAGTACGGTTTGTATCAGTGTTTTCTCGAAGGGTACCCACTCCTGTGGAAGGGGTAGCCTCTCGCTGAGCAGTAGTGCCCTTTACCCAGGTAAGCCCTCCAGCATTACCACTCATGTCAATTACGTTCGTAGTTACTTTGGTGAGTGCCATCAGCTAGTGTTATGTTATAGTTGTCGCTTCTACTGCAGAACCATTAGGAAATTTTTCTCCGCCGTCTAAAACTAAATTTGATCCTGTAACAGTATAAGCGCTTTTACTTTGATACACTCCATCTATATATAATTGAACGTTGTCATCACTTCCTGGTGAAACGCCTAAGGCTAATGTGTCGTTTGATCCTGTTCCTGCAACGGTTGCAACAGTAAAGGTTCCACCTCCACCTCCTGATGGTGTTGACCACGCTCCGGTATAATCTAAATATTGGCCCGCTGCCCCGCCTGTTATACCTATGGTTAGATCTCCTGTGGCTGTAACAGGGTTGGTGCCGCCTGAAGAATTAAATGCAGCAATTGCAGTGACATCTAATCCTACCGAAGTTACTGTTCCGGAAGTAAGCGTTCCTAAACTTAGGTCTCCTAGTATTACTTGCGAGGCAGTACCTGCGCCTGCAATATTAATATCTCCACTTGTTGTTATAGGCGAATTTGTTATAGTAAGAGCCGAACCCGTTTCAGTTAATCCAATACTCGTTACAGTACCGGATCCTCCTCCGCCTGTCCCGTTTATGGTAATTGTTCCACTTGATGAGGTTACCCCCACGGTACCTGATCCAATTATGTTTATTGTATCTGTTCCTACATCTCCTCCACCTACACCATCTAATAGGACAGGTGTGTTTTGAGCAGGGTCGGCATTATCTGTTGCTGACAATGTGTAAACTGTACTAGCGAAATCAACAGTAGTGCTTCCATCGCCATTAAGCAATGTAGCTCCTGAGCCTGTAAGGCTAACTGTTGAAGGGCTAATAGCTGGTTGATTAGGTTTTGTTCCCTGAAGATTTATTGTTGGTGAAGCTCCGGCATTTCCGGTAGACACCACATAAGTAGTATCAAGATTTGCTGGAGGGATTCTTACGTTTAGCTCTCCTGAGGTTAAATAACCTACTACTTCGGTTACGTCGCTAACCAAAGATTTTGCGGTGAACTCTGAAAATTTAACTGCCATTTTATATTAGTTTTTCTGTTATTAAATCTGAGTTTGGTAATCCAGTTCCTGCTTCACTTACCATTTGAAGAGGCCCAAGCCCAAGCCCAGGGGTATTTATTTCTGTTATTATGTCCGAACCACCATAAGGAGGACTTACTCCATACTGGTTAGTTCCGATAAAATTTGCTATGGCAATTAAATTAGGCATGTATAAATGATATTATAATACCTATTACCAAAGCGCTATGATTTGAGCAGCTGTCGTAGATGTATTCCAAACTTTAATAACATTAACAGGGAAAAATGTTCCCGTGTTAATTCCTTGAAAAATAACATCATCACCAGCAACCGTAGTCACCCTTATGTTTCCTGCTGAACCTATATAAAGTACAGCGCCTTCTTGAGTGCCTCCATATATTGCGTAAGCCTTAGCTGTAACTGCAAATATGTTTTGATCCACTCCTAGGGTCGTTCCGTCTATAACTCTATTAATTGTTGTTTGAGTGCCATCTGTTGTATTGACAGCAATCATCCCTGGTTTAATACCTGCTTCTAAAAAGTTTAAAGTTGTCATGTCGTCAGGATCCGTGCCCACTCTGTTTGCATCTATAAGCTGTGTTGCCGAACCCGTTGTGGTTGTTCCTGTCGCTCCACCTAAACCTGTGTTAGGGATAACAGTATTATCACTTGGGTAAACCGACCATGCTTTTCCTGCTTGTAATTTTTGATATGCCATATTATTTATCTTTTATAAGGAAATACTCTGTTTAAGGTGTCACGTCTTTCATCACAACCGCAATCAGAATTTGTAGCCTCAGCAACTTTATCAACAACATATTTAATTCCTGTCGCTTTTGTAAATTTAGCCACCGTATCACCAAATCCTTTTGATTTCATTTTATATTTATTTATTGGCGTGCATGGCTGATAATTGATTAACAGCTGCGCGTCTAGATTTAAAACCTTTTCTCCAAACTCCACCCTTTTTATTATTTAGTATATAAAAAGTGCTGCCACTTTTTCTAATGCAACCTTTTTTTGTGTCTGCACATCCTTTTCCTGCTGCCATTATTTTTTAATTAACGATCCCACGTGTTTTTTTACACTTCTTTTTTCGTAGCTCATTGAATGGTCAGCTCCGTATGCATGTCCGTAAATTTTTTTAGACATCGCTTTACTTTCATCTCTTCTGTCTTTGAATGACTGAGATTTTTTTCCGTTTTTTGCTCCTAGAGATTCATCTAGTCTAGCATTGTATCCTTGTGAATATTTTACTGTAGGCATAATTTTTATATTTTTAAATTAAACATACAACAAAGATACTAATATTTTCCTTTCCTATTTTTGGGGGAGCTTTTAGTTGAACCACCCGGACCTGACCATAGTGTTTTACAGGCCCAATATCTTGCAGTTAGCTTTGATTTTGCGGT